CCTCTTAAACTAGGCCAGCCTGTATACGTAGGTAAAGGTACAGGAGACCGTGATTTATCGCATTGGTCTAGGGGGTCTCATAACAAACCGTTTCAAGACTTTATTTCACATTTAAAGCAACGCAACTTTGTTGCTGTTTGTGAGCGCGTATTTGAAACTGAAAATGAAGAAGAAGCCTTTGCCAAAGAGATGGAACTTATCAAACTGTACGGGCGGCGAGATTTAAAAACAGGAACCTTATTTAATTTAACGGATGGTGGCGAAGGCCCAAGCGGGTATATTAAATCGGCGGAACAAAAAGCTGCCGATGGGAGATTTACTAAAGAACATTGGCAAGACCCCGAATATCGCGCCAAAGTAGTTGCAGGGCAAACTAAAGCGCAAAACACCCCAGCAGCGCTTGAATCCAAGTCAATCAACTCTAAAAAGATGTGGGAAACACAAGGAGACACATTGGCTAAAAACATCAAGGAAGCCCGCAATACAGAAAAATCTAAAGCTAAAACCAGTGCGCAAGCTAAAGCTCAGTGGGCTGACCCTGATTATGCTGCTAAACAAACTGCAAACAACAAAGAAATTGCCAATCGTGAAGAGGTTAAAGCCGCCAAGAAAGCCGCAGCTAAAGCACTATGGGCCGACCCAGTTTGGAAAGCAAAAATGATTGCCGCGAGAAACAAGAAAAAACTTCTTGACATACCCAAGGAATAGTGTATATTGCAGGTGTCTGGGATTTTTTCTCTTGTTGCCAGCCTGCCCAGAGGTCACGATGCAACGATTAACAAGAGACTTTTGCATAAGGAATTATCATGGGACGTAGTACTTTTGAAGGGCCAATCATATCTGGTGACCAGCGTTTTGGCCCCCTTCGCGATATTGGATATACAGTTTTAGAGCAAGACTGCTATATTGATTTGTCAAACACAACTCTTGGTACTGCTGGCTACAGCGGTGGTTCAGGACAGTTTGTTTCTTCCAATACCATTCCCAATTTGAACGGTGTTGTCTACACACCTAGCTCTACGTTTGTCGCTACTGGCCCAACCGTACAGACTCTACCTGCTGATACATCTACTCAGGTGTATCGTGGCGTGGTAATGTATGTGCCAATCAATAGTCAACTCATTACTTTTGATATTGACTACATCTCTGCCATCACTGGCGAGAGTGGCGCAACATTGAGCAATGTAAGCGTATTTGTTTCCAACAATTACACTGCTGGTGGCGGAACACCTGTTTACGCTACTGCTGCTCTTGGCACAACCACAGTGGGTACTGCTGGTCGTCAAACCATCACTTTCACTGGCACAAATTTGTTGAACATGACTGCCACAACTTCGGATATTCAAAATCCTCAAGTTGGTACACAGCCTAGTTTCTTCTCACAAGTTGTGTTCACACTGTCCATTACTGGTACAAGTGTTGCGGCTCCTACTGGCGGTAAGTTCAACTTTACAATGCGTTACGCACAGAACGATCCGAACATCGGCAACTTGACAACTTACCCCTACGGTAACTTTGACTGATCTTCTGGGGGCTTCGGCCCCCGTCTTTAATTAAGGAGATTATTCATGGCGCAAAGCTCAAACGGAATTCCCGCAACCAACAACACGTTTAATTCAATTACTCGTCAAGCAAAGTACGAGCCTTTTGATTTGCAAGTGGCTCGCGGTCAAGTTTACGGACATAGTGTCCTAAACATTTATGGATACCAAGCATCGGTAGGAACATCTTTTGTGCCTGTGTGGGAAGGTAATAGCTCTTACACTTTTCCATCATCTGCAATTCAAATGCACATTGTCAGCTCTGTTAATACTGGCGATGATAAGACGGCTACTTTTATTCTTATCAATGGCTTGGATGCAAACTACAACCAAATTTCTGAAACTATAAAGTTGAACGGAACGACTGCTGTGACTACAGTGAAATCGTACTTCCGTATCAACAGTATGTCAGTAACGGGCGGTGCACCTACAGGAAACATCACGCTAAAAGATACATCTGATACAACTTTGTATGCGGAAATTTTAGCTGGCAACGGTCGCACTTTGATGGGCATCTATACCGTCCCTGCGGGCTATACGTTTTATTTAAGCCGTATTGACATCAATACTAGCTTGAATGCTAATCCTGCTGGTTTTGCGACGTATCAAAATTACCAAACAACTAACACTGGTGTATCCACTGTTACGATCATTGCTCCGTTTACAAACAACTACCATACGCAACGGGTCATGCCCAGAGCTGTGGCGGAAAAAACGGACATCCAATTGCAAGCAAAAGCCAGTACCGGTACTGCGGCCTTAACGGTTTCGCAAGAGGGCTATTTGATTTTGAATGGTTAATCATGAGCACTCCAGCATGGCAACGCAAGGAAGGGAAGAATCCGAATGGCGGGCTAAACGCCAAAGGTCGTGCATCAGCCGCGAAGGAGGGGATGCATTTAAAGCGTCCGCAACCCGAGGGAGGCTCACGCAGGGATTCTTTTTGCGCACGAATGTCGGGGATGAAGAAAAAGTTGACGTCGTCAAAGACTGCCAACGATCCCAACAGTCGGATTAACAAAAGCCTTCGGGCTTGGAACTGTGCTGATGGCTGTGCCATCAGGGGGCACACAAAAGGAAGGGTTGTTTAATATGCCAAGTCATAGCGCAAAACAACACAAGTTTATGGAAGCAATTGCCCATAACAAGGCGTTTGCAAAGAAGGTAGGGGTTCCACAAACAGTGGGACAAGATTTTAGCAACGCCGACAAAGGCAAGACTTTTAAAGAAGGTGGAAACATGGAAAAGCACGAAATGCACTCTCATCACATGAAGATGGCGCATCATCACTTGAAAGAAGCGATGAAGCACGGTGGCACAGCCCATCACAAAGCTTATGCTAAAGGTGGCGAAGTCACTGGCAAGCATGGCGTTGAAGAGAAAAAGGGCATGACCACAGCCAAGATGGCCAAGGTCAAAGAAGGCGGTAACAAGCGTTTTGGCGAACATGCTGTTCAAGAGCGTGGCCACACCAAAGGCATGGAGCCCAAAATGGCTGGTTCTACAACTGGTATGAAGCGTGGTGGCCACGCTAAACATCATCACAAAAAGTGAGGGCATCATGCATAGCAAACACCACGAACACCACAAGCACGTTCATCCTGCTGGACACGAGCATCCCCATGAGCACAAACACCATGTGCACCATATGAAGGATCATCACGAAGGCGGTCATGTGCATCATCACCACCACTACAAAGAGCACGCGGCTGGTCACGAGTTGCACCACCACGAGATCGAGCATTTGCACAAGCACCAAAAACACGACTAGGAGCACACCATGCCTATGATGCCCGGAGCTAGACCCATGACCCGTCCCCTCGGTGCTCGTATGCCCATTGCTCCTGCAATGGCTGCGGCTCGTCCAGGCGGTATGAAAAAAGGTGGCACAGCACATCGCGCTTCTGAGCGTGCAGATGGCTGTTGCTCAAAAGGCAAGACCAAAGGTCACATCGTAATGTGTGGCGGTGGGATGGCCAAAAAATGATTGCCAGTCGGGGGATGGGTGACATTAACCCATCGAAAATGCCTGGTAGAAAGACAATACATCGCAAGGATAATCCAAACGATGTATCAGTCTACAAAAAGGGTGGCGAAGTTTGGGACAAACCTAGACCCAAAGGTTTGGGTAAATCCAAGAAACTAAGCCCCGCTAAAAAGGCTGCTGCAAAGAAAGCCGCAAAAGCGGCAGGTAGACCCTACCCAAATTTGATTGATAACATGCGGGCGGCTAAGTAATGGTACAAACATCAGGCGCATCATCGTTTAATCTACAACTGACAGAGCTTGTTGAAGAAGCTTTTGAGCGTTGTGGTGGTGAGTCGCGCACTGGATATGACATTAGAACCGCACGCAGGTCAATGAACCTGCTATTTGCCGACTGGGCAAACCGCGGAATCAACATGTGGACATTTGAGCAAGACGTTATCACGTTGGCTCAAGGACAACCTACATACGCGTTGCCAGATGATACAGTTGATTTGCTAGAACATGTTATCAGAACACAGCAAAATCAACCCAGCAACCAAGCAGATTTGACCATCACGCGTATCAGTGTTTCTACTTACGCCACAATCCCTAACAAATTGATCCAAGGACGCCCTATCCAGTTGTGGATTCAGCGTCTAACGGCCAACACACAGCCCACAGGAATCACCGTTTTGAATGCTGTGGGTACTACAGACACACAAATAGCGGTCACCACGTTGACCGGACTACCCAATGCGGGATGGATTACGCTTGATAATGAGCTGATTGGCTGGAATGAGCTACAACCCGCCGCCAATGGTAACCCCGCATACCTCTTAAACTGCACTCGCGGTCAAGGCAACACGACTGCGGCCACTCATGTGGCTGGAACTCCCCTACTTTTAACCCAAAAGAACAGCGTAACCGTGTGGCCTACGCCTGATGGTTCGACAACTTGGCAGTTGGTCTATTGGCGTATGCGCAGAGTCCAAGATGCTGGGGGCGGAACCAACATTCCAGACGTACCTTTCCGTTTTATTCCATGTTTAGTTGCGGGTTTGTCCTATTACATGGCTTTAAAAATCCCAGGAGCACTTGAAAGACTACAAGTTTTAAAGGCTCAGTACGATGAAGCGTGGGAATTGGCTGCGGCAGAGGATCATGAGAAGGCGGCGGTGCGTTTTGTACCTCGTAGAATGTACATTGGTGGGGGTTATTCGTAATGGGTAACCGATTTTCCTCTGGCAAGAACTCGATTGCCGAGTGTGATCGGTGCGGATTCCAGTTTAAACTGACAGAGCTCAAAAAAGAGATCATCAAAACCAAGGTTTATGATCTAAAAGTCTGTCCAGCCTGTTGGGATCCAGATCAGCCTCAGTTGCAATTGGGTATGTATCCAGTAGATGACCCTCAAGGCGTGCGTGATCCACGTCCTGACACCACATATTACGCTTCTGGCGTAACGTCTGATGGTAGTATTGGTGGTGGTAGCAGAGTTTTTCAGTGGGGATGGAACCCCGTGGGTGGAGCTAGTAGTTTTGATGTCGCGTTGACTCAAAATGCCTTGATATCGCAGGTACAAGTTGGTACAGTCACAATAGTTACAACGTAGGAGTTTAGAATGAAACACGATGACATCAAAGAAGACAAAAAGCTGATCAAAAAAGCTTTTTCTATGCACGATAAGCAGGAGCACCCTGGCAAACACACCAACTTGTCCAAGTTGAAAAAGGGTGGCCCCACAGGTAAAGACATGCGCGCGCAAGGCCGTAACATGGCACGCGCTAGAAACCAAAGAGGTGGTTAAATGAAAAACTATCCAAGTGCAGTAGCAGCATTAAAGGCTGCCGAAAAACGCGGAGATAAAGAATTTAAAGTTAAATTCATGGATAAAAAAGAGTCTACCAAAATGGCTAAAAACAATCGTCCTGCGTCTGAGTACGCAAAGCCCCACACAATGGAAGGCAAAGCTGTTGGCCCCAAAGATGCGGGCACAGAGCCAGAGTTCCAAAAGAAAAAGAACTGGGTACCACTCATGGGCGTATCCATCACGATGGATGACCGCGTTGAGACTGAAGGCATCAAGATTCGTGGTACTGGAGCAGCTACTAAAGGCGTGATGGCAAGAGGCCCGATGGCATGAATTACACTCAGCTTAAGCAACTGATACAGGACTATACGCAAAACTACGAGACTACTTTCGTAGCGGATATTCCTACGTTTGTTGAACAAGCTGAACAACGTATTTACAATTCGGTTCAGTTTCCGTCATTGCGTAAAAACGTGACGGGAACAATAAGCCCAACCAATCAGTATTTGTCTTCTCCTAGCGATTTTCTTGCGCCGTATTCATTGGCCGTATATACAACAGCTTCCACAACGGCCACAGGTTCTGCTGGTACGTTGCTTATTACGGTGTCCAGTAATTCAGGGATTGTTGTGGGTCAATTGGCGCAGGGTACAGGTATTGCGGCTAATGCCTATGTAACCAGTATTGCAGGCACAACGATTTGGCTGTCTGCCATAAACACAGGCGCTGTGTCAGGAACGGTGACGTTCCAAGGACAGTTTCAGTATTTGATCAATAAAGACGTCAACTTTATCCGTGAAGCGTACGGCTTTCCAAACTCCTACGGAACACCGCAATACTACGCTTTATTTGGGCCAACAGTTACAAGCGGGGCAATTACAAATGAATTGTCTTTCATACTTGGCCCCACTCCTGACATTACTTATACCGCTGAGTTGCATTATTACTATTACCCAGTTTCAATCTCTGATACCACTAACAATCCAAGTGGTACTTCTTGGCTTGGGGACAACTTTGATACCGTGCTTTTGTATGGCTCTCTTGTTGAGGCTTATACCTTTATGAAAGGTGAGCAAGACATGATGGCGCTTTACAACCAGAAGTATATCGAAGCATTGGCCCTTGCTAAACGTCTTGGCGATGGTATGGAACGTACCGATGCCTACCGAGATGGGCAGTTTAGACAGGCGGTCACATGAGTCTAGTTCAAACTGCTACGACCAGCTTCAAGGTTCAACTGGCTCAAGGTTTACACAACTTTGGGCCAACCAGCCCCAATACGTTTTATATTGCGCTATTCAACTCTACCGCTACTCTTAATGCGGCCACAACGCAGTATTCAACGCAACTTGTTGGTGAAGTCGCTACAGGCAATGGGTACACACAAGGCGGTATCCCCTTGACGATTACGCAAACCCCAACATCTGGCTCCGCAAATGGTACGGTGGCTTATTGGTCATTTGCTAACGCAGTATGGAGCCCAGCAGCATTTACATGTCGTGGTGCGCTGATTTACAATTCAAGTCAAAGTAACGCATCTGTTGCAGTATTGGATTTTGGCAGCGACAAAACTTGTGTTAATTCTTTCACGATTCAATTCCCCGCTGTTAACAGCACCAACGCTATTTTAAGGATCGCATAATGCAAACCGAAAATATTAAACCCACTGAAGGCTCTGCTGTAGCTGTAGCCACACGCAACTTTCTACTAGAAGATGCCAATGTGGTTGGCGCTTATACAGTCACTTGTACGGCGGCTGACGGCACGATCCGCTGGGAAGAAACGTTTAAGAATCTAGTGGTCAACGTTGGTAAAACTGACCTGTTGAACAAGTATTTTGCAGGTACTTCTTATACTGCGGCTTGGTATCTTGGCTTAGTGGATGGCGCTTCTAGCCCCACTTATAACGCTGCCGATACGATGGCTTCTCACTCGGGATGGACAGAAAATGTTGGCTATTCTCAATCGACTCGTCCTGCTGCTGCTTTTGGCTCCGCTAGCGCTTCTGGGGGTGGGGCTGGCTCTGCTGGCACTGGCACTATTTCTACCTCTGCTACAGCATTTACTATTAACGCTACAGGAACTATTGCGGGTGCGTTCTTAACCACAAGCAACACCAAGTCAGGCACTACAGGAACTTTGTATTCTGCTGGTAGCTTTACGACTGGAAACCGTTCTGTATTGTCAGGCGACACATTGAACGTCACTTATACCGCTAACTGCTAAGGATTATCATGGCCGCTAAATTTACTATTGGTGAGAATGTAAAAGTCACACCCGCACCTGTTGATCCTGCTGGCCCAGTTGAAGCTATGCAGATGGACGCTACTGGCAATATCCAGTACATGATTACATGGGTAGATGAGAACGGTGTCTCCCAAACCAGATGGTTCAATGAGGCGCAACTTGTTGCGGCATAATGGCTGTCTACAACGCATCAGTTGCTGAAACTGCCAATAACGGTGGATGGGGGGCTGTTGCGTGGGGGTCTGGTGTCTTTGGTAGTACGTCATCTGTAACGGATTCCCAATACCCTTCTGGCACATCTAGTGTCACGGTTAATGAGGGATTTCTCTCAACTTGGGGTGGAAACACCTGGGGCTTTGGTGTTTGGGGCGGTCAATCGTCTTTGGTGGATGTTGTTACTGCCGTAGAGGTTGCCAATTTAAGCGTGTCTGAAACCGCTACCGCAACCGATTCATTAAGTTCAATCCTCTCTACAACCAATACTGTTTCAGAATCTATTACTGTTACAGACACAATAGCTACAAGCTATTTAACAAGCGCTGTTGTCAATGAGGTCAGCACGGTTACAGACACAGTTGACGCAGGCAATACAATTACTCTGCAAATTATTGAAGGCTTTGCGGTGGGCTGGGGATTCCTTAGTTGGGGTCAAGGCGTTTGGGGTGGAGCGTCTACATTGGTAGATATTGTCACGGACTATGTGGCATTTAACCCCGCCATCAACGAAACGATCACCGTCACGGATGTGGTGTCTTCACAGCCCATTTACTCTTTGGTGGTATCAGAAACAGCCACGGCTACGGACTCGGTCAGCACAACCCAGACATTTGCTTGCCCAATAGCAGAACTTATTGTGCCTGCGGATTCAGTCACGACTACCCAGACATTTGCATGTTTTATCTCTGAGACGGCTACAGTAACAGACAGCTCATTTGGAGGGTCTACTTATAACGTCACAGATTCTGAGACAGCGACAGCCACTGATAATTACGTTGCGGGGGGGTCATCTCAGCTATTTGTGTCTGAGACTGCGGTGGCTTTGGATTCTGTAGCTGGCGGTGTAACAGCATTGTTGGTGGTATTAGAGACTATATCCTTGTTGGATTCTCTGTCGGCCACGTTAACAGCTCAAAATACGCTCACAGAAACCGTCTCAGTTACAGACTTGGTAAGCCCTGCGGGAAGCATTTACTTCGTCAAAATCATTGAAACTATAGTTGCAACTGACTCAATTTTTGGTACACTACTGTGGAATCTAATTGACGACAGTGAGACGGCATCTTGGCAGGTGATTAACGATCCAGAGTCGGCTTCTTGGACAACCATTAACACAGCGCAAACGCCCAGTTGGACGACAATTAACGACCCTCAAACACCAGGATGGGCGGAAATTGCTGATGCAGAAACACCTGGTTGGACAGAAATCACGACAGTTTAGGAGAATTAAATGTCAGTAGGATACTCAACAAATCTACAACTCGTAGAGCCAGTCACAGGTACCGAATCAGGTAACTGGGGCTATGACATCAATTACGGCACAACCGACTACATTGATATTGCCATTGCGGGTACCAATAACATTACCACAGATGGAGACGTCACACTTACCCAAACAACGGGTTCTACGTCTGGTAATAATATCACTGGCACCACAGCTCAGTATGCGGTTCTTAACTGCACAGGCGCACGGACAGCCGCTAGAAATATTTTAGTTCCCACATACAGTAAGACTTACTACGTTCTTAATAATACAACTGGCGGCTACTCAATCACTGTTAAGAAGTCTGGTGGTACAGGCGTTACGATTGCGAATGGTGAATCTGCGATTGTGTACTACAACACAGTCACTACCGATGTTGTCAAGATCAGTTCACTCAATACATTCGGCGCTATTACTGCTACAACAGTTACGGTTACTGGATCGATTACCAATCCCGCTACAGTCGGTGCTATTAACTATGGCACTCTCAACTACCAAGATACAAACATTGTTAACTCGGCACAAGCCAGTTTTAATGGATATGTTTACTCTAACATTCAGAACACAAGCTCTGGTGCTATAGCATCTACAGACTTTGCGATATACAACAATAACGCTTATTACGTTAATGCTGGTATCAACAGTTCAAATTATGGTGCATCTGTAACCGTGGGCGGTACAGGTGGTTCATCTAGTACAACATTGACTATAGCAAGCGTTACAAGTGGTAACTTGCTTTATGGTTCTGTTATTACTGGAACAGGTATTTCTGGAACGGTAACGATTACAACCCAGTTAACTGCCACAGGTTCTGCTGCGGCTTCACCCACATATGTGAGCGGTGGCGGTACAAGTTCTAACCAGTTCTATGTTTCATCTTTGGCAGGGATTGCGATTGGATACTTGGTATCAGGAACAGGTGTACCAAGCGGTACTTTTGTAGGTAGCTTTACATCGACTGGCAATGGTATTAATTTGGTCAATGCTGCTGGTACAAACGTAAACTTTACAATTCAAGCTGCGGGTACTTATAACTTCTATGTTCCTGGTGGTGTTGGTACATACACCATGAGTTCAGCGCAAACGATTGCATCGAGTACTACAATTACTGGGCAGGTTGCTGGATCATTCAATCAGCCAAACAATGGTTATTTGTATAGTTTTACTGGTGATTTGGTTGTTGGAACGTACAGTGCTAATCCACTTCGGTTAACTACCAATAACAACGCAATAGATGGAATTACGATTGGAACGTCTAACCAAATAGCATTCAATGGCTCATATGGTACATCGGGTCAAGCGTTACTTTCAGGCGGTTCAGGCGCTGCACCTACATGGGGTACGGCTGGTATATCTTTCGGAAAGGCCATCGTGGCCGCAATCCTCTTTGGCTTTTAAGGAGTTCACATGACATCCCCCAATCTTATTAACATCACGGCAACGGTTTTACAGACGGCATATGCTGTGCCTAACGTCACCACGGCTTATACAACATTCACTTATTACGGCACAACAGCGTTGACTGGGATGACCCCATCGACATTGAACGTCAATAAGATTGATTCCATCATTGCCACGAACACGACATCGAGTGCGGTGACGGCATCGGTGGGTATATCGAATAACGCAACGTATGGTAGCGGTACGGTTTATTATGTGGCTTATCAAGTGACTGTCCCCCCGAACGCATCAGTGATTCTTGTGGACAAAACCACTCCGTTGTATATTACGGACTCACAATCATTGGCAGTTTATTCAGGTACTTCCAGTGCATTGACATTCACCCTACCTTTTGAAATCTTGACCGCAAGTTCATAATGAGTTTCCAATCCCATCCTGGTGGCTTTGTTGGCGCACAATACAACGGTTTGAACTATCCTGTTCAGACTGTGGAGTATCTTGTTGTTGCTGGAGGTGGTGGAGGTGGTAATGATTCTGGAAGCGCAGGATCACCTGGTGGCGGTGGCGGTGCTGGAGGATTGCTCACTGCAACAGGCTACCCAATCACTTTGGGTTCTAGCATAACCATAACCATTGGATCAGGTGGCGCAGGAGCAACTACTGCTAATACCAATGGTTCACAAGGCGGTAATTCAGTTTTTGGAAATATAACCACT